TTGCTTTCATTGTACTAGCTTTTAATACTTGTACACTTTTGAAATCCCTGCTTATTTTTGTTGCTGTTATACTATGTTTTGATTTATTGCCGCCCCAGTCAATGCCAATACTTATAATAGAATTTAATTGGACCGTAGTAGTAATATATCTTTTATAATCATTTGCGATTTGTTGAAATATTAATCCTTCCGCATTGCACCATTGCCCTAAAATATATCTGTTATAATATACCGTTCCTTTGTATTCTTTACAAAGTTCTTCGACATATTTTTGTGGCAAAAACGGATTATCAAACAAGGTATAATGTTGAATGTATACATCAACATCACTTTCTAAGAACCTCTTTATATGATGAGTTTTACTTTGAGGATTTCCACTAGCGTCACAACAACTGTATTCAAAGCTTAATCTTGATTTTAATAAATCAAAGACTTCTTGATTTATATCTACAACTTCATCTACGTATAAGTATTTTATTCTAGCACCTCTAAACTTTCTTACCATCCCAACATTATCAGCACCAATGCAATAAACCTTTTCTCCTAATATAGTTGCAATATTATTGCTTCCTATATCAGTGACTAACTTATTACCCCAAATTTCTTGCAATGGTTCTATAACATTTCTTTGAATGGTTCCTTTTGATACACCAACAATAAAAACAAGTCCTTTCAGACCTGCTCTTTCTCTGATTCTCTCAGGTATTAAAAATAATGTATCTATATATGTTTTTCCACATTGCGTTGCTCCAATTTTAAAGTTCCATCTATGTGTGGCATTTCTTATATACTCAGCTTGTTTGCTACTTATTTCAATTGTCTTGTCCATTGTTAGCAACCTCTTTTATTTTTATTAATACTTCTTTTGCATTATTTAAATCTGTTTCATTATTTCCTTGTTTGTCTGCCAATATTTCATTTAAATCTTTTAATGCTGAAGCCAACATTTTTAATCCTTGTCTATCTATTATACTTATATATTCGTTTACTTCTTCTTGTTCTTTTGTTACTTCTTTAGATGGCTTTAAAGCTTTTTTGTCGTATGTTACTGTTTTTATTTTTGTCTTTGATTTTGCTATATGTTTATTGAGTTCAGTGTTTGCTCTTAGTATATTAAGTGCTAGTTCGTTTGCTATAGATTTTATGTCAGCAATTTGTTGAGCTTCTCTCTCAGCCTCTTTTTCAATAGTTTTTTCTATTATTTTAGTACTTTTTTGCTCCTCTTTTAGTACTTTTTTATTTTTCCACCCTTTAGTACTTTTTTTGGTACTTCCATTTATAGATATTCCTTTGTTTTTTAGAAAGCTGCTTACAGATTTATAATCACTTAATATATATTCTTTTTCTAATTGCTTCCAATTGTATTTTGCCATTTACATACACCTACTTTTTAGATGTAACTTCTTTACCTTCTGCTACAAATCCTCTATTTTTTAATTCGTTATATCTTTGTTCTTCTGCTCTAAATTTTGTTCTTCCATTTGCTTCATAATGCTTTAAATTATTTTGCTTGTCATTAAATGACTTTAATACTTTACCTTCTAACATTTTTTAATTCCTCCTACTTATTTATTTGCTATACCTCTCATAATTGGTTTATGTCTCTTTGCTGTAATGCCTGTCCAACACTTCTCATTTTCTTTACATGTATTGCACTTATTTTGCATACATCTTTCATAGTTGTAGCATTTTACTGTGTTATCTATTCTTCTTGTTATTTCGCATAAATCTTCATCATTGTTTTTGTTATTACATTCTTGACATATTACTTTTGAGTATATTTCAAATGTATTTATATTCTTTTTCTTTAGTATTTCTTTTATAGTGTTCATACTTTTTCCTCCGTTTTTTATTAATATAAACAGTTTGGTCTAGGTAGTAGGAGTCGCACCTACAACCTCAGGAGTCCAAGTCCCGCGTCTTACTATCAAGACTTTACCTAGGTATTGGAACTTGCTAGGAAAGTCCTGTTTTATCTTAAAAGGAGTGATCATACCTAAACAAAAATATCATTTATATTAATTTACCTAGCATAATTAATAGCAATAAAAAAAGAACCTATCTTGCTTGATAAGTTCCTTGCAAAAGTTTATATCTTTTTTGTTGATTATTTGTCTGAGTCGTTATATAATAAATTTGTCATTTTAGCCCCTCCCATCTAAAAGAAAGGAGGTTCACACTAATGAAGAAATTGTTAAACTTTTTCGTTAAACTTTATGTTTTAAAAACTATAAAAGATATCATAAAGATGTTTGAGTAGTACATAAAGAAAAATACTAGAGTCTGATACACTCTAGTATTTTTTTGCCATTTTTCACATTAATGAAAAACATTCTTGTTAAACTTTTCCGTTCGAAATGAGCTTCCGCCTTATATATTTTATTTTATTGTTATTCTTAAAATTCTAAATAAAGGCCCCTATCTTTATTTAACTATGTTAAATATTTATTTTAAAAAATGTAAGTAGAGTTCTCATTTCTTTTCTAAATTATACTAGAGTTTTAAATATTTGTAAACACTTTTCGGTTAAATTTATTTGACTTCTACTACTATTATACCATTTTTATGTCAGTTTTTAAAATTTAAAAGAGCAAATACAAAAGGGGGCTTGTGCTTGCTCTTTTCTCTACCTACTTTTTTCTATTATAATTATAGTACTTCCAAAACGAAATTGAAAGGAAGTTTTAACGAAATTTTAGCGAAGTTTTTAGACTTTGCTATCTAGTCCAATGTTTATTATCTTTAACATACTTTTTATAGCATTATCTCTATAAGTTTGTAGTTGCTTAATGCTTTTGTATTTTTCAAATTCATTAAAATATGCTTTTTCAACATAATCCCATTTTGCTTTATTCATATAATACGTCTCTATAACAAATCTTTCTTCTTGAGTTAATGGATTCATCATATTTTTAACTCTTACTACTATTTTATTTAATTGCATTTTCTTTTTATTTAATTCTTCTAATTTACTCGTTAAGTATTCTCTGTCTTCTTTATTTATATAATTTAATTCTTTTTTATAGTTTATAGCTGTATTTGATACTTTGTCAGATATTTTATTTGTATTACTATGTATGTTATCATAACTTTGTCCTGCTATTTGCATATTTTCTATAACTTCTTTCTCTGTGTCTTCATATACTGTTCCTGCATATTCTAATCTTTGCTGATATTCTTCTGTTTTTAAATCTATTTCTGTCAATTTAGATTCATTCTCTTTATGCTCTCTTAGCATTTTCTCAACATCTTCTTTTATGTAATTATTCATTTGTACCTCCTTTTAATTCACTATTTAATTTATCTAAAATATTGTATGCTTTATTTATTTGCATTTGATTATATTCTCTTTTGTGATAGTCTGTTGTATTTATTGTTTCTAGTGTCTTCATTGTTTTTTTAATTTGTTTTTGTATATTTTCTATTGTCATTTGTGTCACTTCCTTTTTAAATACTCATATATTACTCTTTCTACATAAGCTAATGCTTCATAATTGCTTATGTATCTTCCGCTATGTCTATTTCTTACTTCTGATCTTATTATTCTTATTTCTTGATTGTATTGTCTTTTATACATTGCTGCTAACTGATTTTTACTTAAGCCTGCTTTCCACTTATCTAATATTTCTTTATTTTGCATACTACACCTCTTGTATAGTTTTTGCATTTTTATGTAAAATATGTTATAATTTTTTTATAAACATCTTAGGAGGTATACTGTATGAAAAATTATTTTGGTGTTGAAATCGATACCAAAAACATGACTTTAGAAGAACTTGAAGAAGCTCAAAAGAAAATTAGAGAATTGTATTCAGACATTTCTCTTCAAATTGAATTAAGAAAAATGGCTGAACGCAAACATAGCTCTTCTAATTAAGTCTTCTCCCCGCTGAACTTTAGTGGGGATTTTCTTTTGATTTATTTTTAAAATATCGTTTAATTCTCTTTCCACATTCTGGGCAATATTTTAGATTATATGCTTTTGATGTTATAATAGAAATTTCTTTTCCTTTAGCAGCTCTTTGCTCTTTTTTCCAGGTATATACACTAATTTTCGCAAAAAATTTTTCTTTGAATCTTGATGTATCAAGTTGATGTTTCTTCCAAAACTCAATTTCTTCACAACACTTGCACATTTTGTTTTCTCCCTTTTAATAACTCTTCTAGCTCTAATATTCTTTCATTAATAGCTTTTATTCTTTCTGCATCTGAAAATCTATTACAACTTAATAACATTTTCTTGTATTGTTCTATCTTGTCTTTTACTTTTTGAACTGAAATTGAATTTGAATATCTTTGTACTAATAATTCATTTATTTTCCTTTGTGTTGCTTCTTGATTTTTTAATTCTTCGTTCTCTTTCAATACTCTTTTATAATCTGATAAAATATGTTCTATTGCGTATTGATATTTGTTTCTTTCCTCATCATTAACTAAGTTTGTACTGTACACATCGTCAAGTAAATAATCTAACGTTTCTAATATTTTTATATCTTCTTCTATGTTATTTTTCACTTAAAACACCTCCTATTTTGAGCATATATTTAATAATGCTTCTTGATATGCTTCTATTTTCTTTTTCAACTCATAATTTTCTTTTTGCAAGTTGTAATATTCTTTTTTATAGTCTAAATCAATAACATTCTTTTTACCTGTTAACTCTCTTATTTGTGTTTGTTGTTTATCTATCGTTTCTTTCATATGTTCAAAATCACATTCTTTTTGTAATTTATCTATATTCCCTGGTGTCATCAATTCTTGACATTTCTTATTTATTGCTTGTAGTTCTTGCATTGTTATTCCATGTTTATTTTCATCTGTAATGTCTATTGTTTTATATTCTGTATTAAATGAAAATGTTTTCGCTAAATCTTCATTTTCCCATTCTTCCCAAAATCTTGAAAATATAATATCTAAATTTTTCTTTTTATATCCTAACTCTTCAAATAATTCATCTACTGTTTTTTCTTTCACTTAAAACACCGCCTAAAACTCATATAATTTTGCTTTTTCATATAAATTATCTCTTCCTAACCATTTTTTTATTGTATTAGCATCTACGGGACTTATACCTTCTAAATGTTTTTCACTGTTATTATTAAATTTTATATCTATTAAAACTTTTCCAAATACATCTAATAGCCCCACTTTTCTTATTGTTATTTCTTTTATATTTTTATTATCTATCATATCAAATGTTTTAGAATTTATCTTATCTACTGTTTTTTCTTTCACTTAAAGCACCTCCTTTACTTTTTTATCAATGAAAAATCAATAGAATTTCCACTCTCTTGTATGCATTCACACTCATCATACTTATTTCCATATTTTTCTTCTAATATATTTCCTTTTATTCCTAATATATTGTAACCATTCCATAAAATTGTTCCGTTTGGCATATTTTTAACTTTCATTATGTATCACTCCTCTCTAAATCATAAATTCTATCTCTTTGCATACTTCTTAACATTGAAGACAATATTACCTCTTTATCTGCTTTAAGTTCTTGTTTTCTCGCTGATTTTATGCAATAAAGTTCTTTTAATCCATCTATTGGTTCTCTCCAAGAACTTGTTTTTTTGATAGCAAAATCAAGCATTTCTTCTTTTTCTCTTGGCTCTAATCTATCTATTGCCACAAGAACTCCTATTTCTGGTGGTATTTCATCTTCTACCTCTTTATACAATTTATATGGCATTACGAAGTAATTTTTATTTCCTATAAATGTTAATCTATTTTTACTATGAAAATCTTGTTTTGATTGTTTTATCTCATAGCAGTAAGTTTCTCTTTGACAGTTGTACATTATACAATCTACTATTTCTTTTCCATACCAGCCAATCGTACATTCAAAAACATAAAACTCATTTCTTTTATTAAAACGATTTGCTAATAATTGTTCTAGTCTTTTTGTAGTTTCTGTTTTCATATCTTATTTACTCCTTTACTTGATTTTTTTATTTTTATATGTTATTATTTCTTTATGAACGGTTGGCAGAGTGGCTTAACGCACTTGCCCAATAAGCAAGCATATCTTTTGATATCATGGGTTCGAATCCCATACCGTTCGCAGAGCACCTATATAAAATATAGATGTTCTTTTTTACTCCTTTACTACTAATCCTGCTTTGATTAAATCGTATAATTCATAAGCAATATACAACTTAGACCAACCACTATTTCTACTTCTTCCACTTATTTTTCTGTTTTTAAATATTAAAGTGTTAGGCTTAACATATTGTCCTTTACAATTTAATTCAAACCCGATACTTTTCAAGTTCTTTTAAATCTACATCATCTCTTATTTTAAGCATTATCCCACCACCTTTTTGTATAAGATTTCTCTAACTTTTCTGTATAATATACACTCATTAATATTATTGCTATTGCTAAAGCTATTATTGTTGCTATTAATATATAAAATATTGTTTCTGGCATATCTATTCTCCTCCTAAATTTCTTCTAATTCATATATGCTTGGTTCATCACAACCATTATAGTAAGAATAATGAACTAATCTTAATTCATCTCTACCTATTTCTTTAAAATATTTTGCAAACATTCTTGAATACTTTTCAAATTCTGTATCTGTTAATAATCTTACATTTTCAAAATCTCCACTTGCTCCATATTCATAGTCTAGTTGATAATCTAAAAAGTACTCATATTCATCATTTTCATAATTCAATCCACTATTAATTGTAAAATCATTTTTAGTATGATAATTTTCTTTAACATTGTATTCTTTTAGTAATAAATCCTCTAACCATTCATCTTCATTTTTTAATTTGTCTATTATATTTTGGGGTATTTTAAATCTTACACATTTTTTTCTTACATAATCACTCATTATTCTTCTCCTCCTACTTTATAGCAATTAGCCTCAAACTGTTCTTTTGTTAGTATTGTTTTAATGTCCTCATTCTCACAAGTATCGTCTGGTATTAAATGTGTTTCATCAACAAATATTAATTTTGGATAATCTGGAAATCCTTCAAACATAGCAATATGTTTTACTTCTCTTTCATTTACATAGTCTCCAACTTCTATCAAGTCTATTAGTTGTTTGCTGTAGTTTACTATATCCTTTATTAGTACTGCATACCCTAAACTATTTAAAAACACTCTATTACTTAATACTTTTATAACTTTTCCAATAACTCCATCTTTTGTTCTTACATAATCGTTTACTTCTATATCCATCTTACTGTTGTTTCTCCTTTCCAACCTTTTTCCCATATGTACCAACAATAACATAATGCGGTTGCTTTATATTTTTCAAATTCTCCGTTCATTGCGCATAATTGTCTTGCACTATTAACATATACATATTTCGGAGGATATTTTTTAAATAATTCTTTTCTAGCTTGTCCTTCTAAAAACTGTATTTTTAAAAACATTATTGTATAATATCCAGTTGCTTGTATTCTTAATGCTTTTTCAACGAACTCTTTAGCATACTTGTATGGGGGATTAGTTAATATGTCTGCCTTTAAGTCATCATCAAAACATTTTTCTTTTAAAAAATCTATTTGTTCATCTCCATATCCTCGGTCTACTTTATCTGTCGAATATACATCATAATTATGTTTTTTTAATACTTTACTTAAATGTCCTTGACCACATGCACATTTCCATATTTCTTTATGTAATTCTATATTGTCTTGTTTTAATTTTTCTAAAAATATTTCTAATGCATTTGGATCTGTTGCATAAAAGTCATCTTTTTCTCTATCTTTATCACTATGATTGCTTGCTCCTAATGTTACAAATGTTGTTTTATTGTTTCCTGTCCAATCTTTCATCTCTTATGTTCCTTTCATTTAATTTCCTCTATTTCTAGAATAACTTTACTTGATTTTCCATATTCAAAGTCATCTCTGAAACCTTTTACAAAGTTTCTATTATCATCTTTTAACTTTCCTGCTTTTACCATACTGTCTAATATGAATTTCTTGGCAAAACAAACATTGTCTAAATCTCGTCTTTTGTTCTCTTCAATCCAAATGAAATGGATCTTAATCGGATTTTCATATGCAGGTAGTAAGTTTATATACCAACCTATGTCTTTTTCAACATTCTTTTTCATATTAGCTCCAGCATATCTATTTTTTCTGCATTCGTTTATGTATTGATTCAACGATGGTAGTCTAAATGGTATTTCTATCTTGTTCACTTTTCTTTAGCTCCTTTTCTATGTAATTTTCACATCTCCAAACTCCGCTTGAAGCTTTCTAATTCAAGTCTATTACATCCTCTACATTTTACACATTTACCGCTCTAACGGTGGATAATTATATTTCATAACTACCTCCTAAATTCTTGGAATATGATTTATGTTTTGTTCAATCATCTTCTCATTTTCTGTTGTTTCTCTATATACTGCAACTTCTTTGTTAGTAATGCTGCATTTCTTTGTTTTCTCAGTTGTTACAAATCCTAAACTTTCTAATTCTGTAATTCTTGGTCTAGCATTATTTACATCTGCTGTATTCGTATAATGTCTTTTATATAATTCTTGTGCTATTTCTCTTGTTGTCATTTCTTTATTTTTTAGTATTTCTAATATTTGTTTATGTCTTTCGCTTAAATGCTCTTTCATATCTTCATAACTTTTATGTCTTGTTTTGAATGTTATTGTATTCATTTATTAATCACTCCTTTTTTCTGGATTCATTAAATCGTAAAACAACTTGTCTTGTTCTTCTATTGTTAGTAGTTCATAATCAGAGCATTTTTTTAATTCTCCTATTATTTGAATTGTCCTTTTTGGTTGTTCTTCGATTTGCTTTTTATATTTATTAAATAAAAATAAATATATATTCTTTACATTCTTGTTTGTGTTGCTTTGTTGTTGCTTTGTTGTTGTTTTGTTGTTGTTTTTTAATTCTTCAATTTGGTAATTTTCCCATTTTTCAACGGTTACAATTGAAAATTTGTTGTTGGAGTTTATACTAATCATTTGTAGCTGTTCTAATAATTTTAAGTAATCATAAACTGTTCTTTCTTTCATCTTTAATTCGTCGCTTGCCTTTTTTCTTCCAGTTACAAACTGTCCTTTTTCTAAATATACTATTGTCTTACCTACAAGTTGTTCTCTTTCTTTATGTGTTGCTTTTAACAAACACCATATCCAAACTTTCAATGCTTTCTCATTTTCAAATATGGGAGAATTTAATAATTTTCTAAATAATTTTATATAACTTGTATTTTCCATATCTCCCACCTTTTCGTAAAATAAAGGGTAATGATATTTTGTCATTACCCTAGTTGTTTGCTTTTCCATATTCTCTAATAAATTCTTCTTTCGTTTTGTTGTAATATTTGCACCAAGCTTTTTGTGCTAATTTCTTTAATTGTCTGTTAAGCTTGTCTCCATTTTTGCCATGTACTCCATTTGTACCACGATGGCTTTCTTTGGTTAAAAATACTATCAAGCCATCATTTATGCTCTTATGTCTATAAGCCTTTGAAAAATAAACCTCGTGCCTTTCGCAATATATATCTGTTCTTTTTGTGCTGTATAATGTACTTTTTGGCATGATGCAAAATTCCTCTTCGTTTTTATTTTTATCTTTCTTCTGACTTTTCTCTGTGATTTTTGGGTAAGGATTAAAACTATTACTTAAATCTGTTACTATCATTTCTTATCCCAACTTTCTAACAAACTATATATTTCCTTTTGTGATTTTGTTTCTATTCCATAAACTTTGCAGTCTTGTACCACTCTCTCTATAAGTCTTGCCATTTGTTTTGAATTAAAAGAACTAGAACCATAATAAGCATTTATTATTTTAAATTCTGTATCTCCTATATACTCTGTGTCTGCTATTTCACTAAACCAAGCTATTCCTTGTGCTGTCCACATTTTTTCAAAGGTGTTTACATTGTCTTTTTCTATCTTGAATCTTCTGAATATTCCTAGTTCTTTTACTCTTCTTTTGTATTCTTCAATTGTATCTATATCTGCTAATTCACATATTTCTTGCAAAAGTTTCCAAAAATAATTATTAGCATTAGTTGTTCTCTTTTTTATGTATTTCTTTGCTTCAATTTTTAGTTTTAAATCTTTTAATTGTTCTATGTCTGATAACTTGTCCTTATCGTTTATTAAAAAGCTTATTTTGGGCTTTCCGGTCTTATAATCTATGTTTATTTCTTCTAATGTTCCTGTAGTTTGCATTTAACCACCTACTTACTCAACTATTTCAAACGGGTCTTTATAATCTTCTTTATTTCCATCTTCACTTGGCATTTGTGAACTTTGATTATTTGCATCTTCTAATATCATTTGTAATGCTTTCTTTATTACTGGATCTGTTTTTTCATTCCCGTATAGCCAATCGCAATAATTGCTGTCTTTGTGTACTAAATCTATTAATGATGTTCCTTTATATTTTCCAAAACTTAATTTTAAATTTTTAGCTTGTTCTATAGTTAATGTTGCGTCTTGTTCTTGTTGCATAAAATCTCCCATATCTTCAATATCTTGTGTAAATACTTCGCTTAAACTAGCTACTTGTAAAACTGCATCTATAAAAGCTCTTTTCTTTGCCATTTTTAATATCGTATTTACTAAGCTACATATATCAGGATTATTAATTTTGTATCTAACTCTTCCGTATTTGTCCGTATATTCTTCACTTTGCCCTATATATGTTTCAGGTATTGTGTCTACATTTACAAATCTATATTTCTTCTCTTTACTGTTACAACTTCCTACTCCTTGTGCTACTGGTTGTCTATTTCTGAATAAGGTACATCTAATGTTATAACTAAAAAATTCTTTGTCATAATCTTCTGTTGTTTGTAAAAACTCATACTCAGGATTTAAACCAAACAACATACAAATTTTTTCTCCGCCTGGTTTTAATAAAGTTGGTTTGCTTGTTCCTGGCACTTCTCCAAAGTCATGACCTTTTTTTAATGTTTTTTTCACTACATTTTGCATTTGTTGTATTTTTGCCATTGTATTTGCTATATTATCTACTTCTACTGTTTCTATAATGCTTAAAGCATTTATTTCATTATTCATATTGGTATCCTCCATCTAATAAATATTGTTTTAATTGTTTTAATTTAACTGCCGTTCCTGTTACTTTGAATGTAATTGTATATATTTTCTCTCCTGTATTCGCTATTTGTTGTACTGTATTTGGTTTTTCCTCTGGGATATCAGGATTTGTCAATTTGTTTATGCTTTTATTTATTGTTTGTTTCTCCTCTTCTACTGCTTTCAATCTGTTAATTACTGTTGTAATTGCATTGCTTACATTTAATGTTTTTTTATATTCAACTAATATTTCTGCCTTATGTTCTTGTGTTTCAATCAGTTTTAAATCATCTACTGCTTTATCTATAAAAGATTTTGCCTGCTCTTTTAAACTTTTCATACTCGCTGATAACGTTACATTTATTT